AAAACTTACACCCGAACAGCATGCTCTTGAGTTGTTTCCTAATATATTTATTGGGAAAGAAACAGAGGAAGTTGCTAATCCATATACAGGCTCAAAGACAGTACTTACACCAGATGCCGTTGCTGTATATGATTTAGTAAAGGGTGCAGAGATGCTCCAATTGTATGGTATAGTTCGTGCTGGTTTAGATTGGTTTAAAGAACACTATGCACAAGAATATATGATACTATTGGATTAACAATAAACAACAAAGGTAACGATAAATGCAAAAAATCACCGTTAAGAACATACACAAGTCGCTTAACGAAAACGGTTATATTTGTAATCTACCCTTCGCAGCTAGTGTAACTAGTGCCATGCACAGTAAACCTGTAAGTGGTGCATTTTTATACGGCCCTGCAGGTACTGGTAAGAGTTATCTACCTATTGTACTAAGCAAAACACTCGGAGTAGAAATGTTTTTCTATCAATGTGCGCCAGGTACAAGAGAAGATGACCTAGTACTTAAAATGCTTCCTAGCGAAGACACTAAAAGTGGTGTAGAGATAAAAAAGTCAACTGTTTTCAAAGCTGCTGAAGCGTCACACAAACGTAAAGTGATGCTAGTGCTTGACGAGTGGGATAAGACTAGACCGACTGCTGATGGATTTTTTCTAGACTTTTTACAATATGGTAGGTTATCTATTCCTGGCAATACTGTCGAAGCTAATCTAGAGAATATGTTTATATTCTTTACAGCTAACGATGAACGTGAATTTCACGAAGCATTGCTACGTAGATTCCCTAAAATAGATGTAGACCCACTTGCACCAAGTCTTGTTATGTCTGCGTTGAGAATAACACATGATGGTCATCCGCATTTAGGTAACGCTATAAAGTTGTATGAGAAAGCAGTTGTTAGTGGTATGTCAAAGCCCGCTACAATACAAGAACTCAGACAACTCTTAGATGCTATATCTTTGCTTGGTAATGGTGCAGATTGGAATGATATGGTGTACCAATTTGTAACAAAAACGCCTGAAAATCACAAACTGTTAAAAGATGCAGAGAATTTAGAATACAAAAACTACGATAAAGATAAGTTGCGTCTACAAGCTGACAGTTTTACAGGCGAGGTAAAAGAAGAAGAAGAAGAAGAGATAAACACAATAATGCCTACCAAGATAGCGTACCTTACACAATCAGAGCTTATAGATACTAACAAAGATGAGATTGCTGACGATAGTATTTATGGAGTATATGATTACAATGAAGATAACTATTCTATGTTAGCTCATAAAGACATGCAACGAGGCATAGTCAATGATGATGCTGGTATTGTTGGTGGTTTTGAAGCTATAGGTGACAAACTTGTAGCTAGTAAACCATTCCAACTTACAGATATTAGCTTTAATCAATTTCAAATAGATGAGAAAAATGGTAATCAAAAGATATGTAATGGAGAGATTGCTCTTGTAGATAAAGATTGTAAGTTTCACGACCTACAAAGCTTATTTCAATGGAAATCTTATATTATCAGAAAATACTCACGTAATGAGGTTATTGCTAGACATCATCATGGGTACAATACTGATAATGATGGGTACAATGAGATGCTTATAGATTTAAAATGGACGCGTGAAAATGGTTTGATTATGATTTTCACATATAAACATTTTTATGCTGTAACACAGTATTTGAGTGATTATAGTTCACGTAAATTTGTAGAAGTTAGCATTATTGATGAAGACCCAACAGCATTGGTACTATTATCCGCAAACAAAGATGTATATCAGTGCGGTATACTTAATTTGCGTAAGTTAGTCAACCATAATCACATTCAATTTTCATTTACGCTAAGAGACAAAGATGATAGTTATTTGGATGGTAAGTATGGTTTTGCTGACATACAAAAACATGCAAGTACAATCATAAACAATGGTAATGCTGATGTTACGTTTATAGGCAAGAATTTTGATATTCGTGTCAAGAAAAACGTTACAGCGTCAAACAATCATCATTTATGTTATATCAACATATACGGTACTATACATCATGAAGTCGCAGCTAACATGACAAAAATGACATACAATGCCTATGTTAGAAATGTGAATAATGATAAAATGTATGGTTTGCCTGTCTACAAAGCAGTTAAATGTGACGGTAAAAAACTATCTACGCATTTAAAATCTAAAGGATGGACTT